NAATGAATATTTTAAAAATTAATAGTTTAAAGAAAGTCTAATTAGTTTAATACTTGAAGCAATATTTTCATAGTAATAAATATATAGCTAAATGACACCCAAACAGGCGGCTGGATTCGCCAAAAAATATCTTTATGCATTTCCAAAAGTAGCGAGTGGTTTAAAATGCCCCCGTCATATAAAATTTATAGCAGATAAAATCCAATCAAAAATAAATGTAGTACAAAATATTAAGAGTGAAAAATATCATTTGTTAATGATATCAATGCCCTGTAGACACGGAAAAACAGAATTAATATCAAAACATTGTGTTCCGTGGTTTTTAGGTAATTATCCAAAAAAAAGAGTTATATTAACATCATATTCATCTGATTTATCAGATTCAAATAGTGATTCAGCAAAAGATATTTTTGCTAAATGGGGACCTATTCTTTGGGGTATAAATCCTAGTAAATCTTTATATAACAGAAACGCATGGAACACAGAAAATGGTGGCGGTGTAATATCTGCTGGAATAACAGGCGGTATTACTGGTTTTGGTGCTGATCTTTTTATAATAGATGATTATTTTAAAAATGAAAAAGAAGCCGAGTCTATGTCATCAAGGGAAGACTTGTGGAATAAGTGGCAAGCTGTAATAGGTACAAGATTACATCCTGGATGTTTGGTAATAATATTAGCCTCAAGATGGAATGACGATGATCTTATAGGAAGATTACTTACACAGGCAAAATTAGAAGGTGATGAATTTCCATTTGAATATGAATATATTAATTTGCCTGGACTTATAGAAGATAAAGAACAAGAGAAGATAGATCCACTTGAAAGAAAAATTGGTGATGCTTTATGGCCTTGGAGATATAGTGCAGAAAGATTAAGAAATATAAAAAAAATAGTTGGGCCTTATTATTGGAATGCTTTATATAGAGGAGATCCTGTGAAAAGAGGTGGTATATTGTTTAAATCTCAATATTTTAGGTATTATACAATTGATAGATTAACAAGTGATTATTTATGCTATTTGTTTGACAGAGAAGAACCATTAAGAATATTTAAAAATACTATTAGAATAGAAACAATAGTAGATCCTGCCCTTGAAGAAAAGAAGAAAAATGATCCCACTGGAATGCTTACCTGGGGATATTCATCAAAACATAAAGTATGGTTATTGTTAGATAGATTTAATGATAGAATACCACATCAACAGGCAAGATCAATCATTTTAAATTTTGCATTTAAAGGTAATGCTAAAAGTGTACTTATTGAAAATGAAAAAATTGGTAAAACAATAGTGAAACAATCTGCTGGAAATGATAAAATAGGTAATATAAGTATTCCGTTTAAAGAAGTTAAAAATAAAGGACAAGATAAATTTTCAAGAGCAACACCAATGGCTAGTTACATAGAGAATGAAAGAGTTTTCTTTCCTAAAAATGCTCCGTGGCTAATACAATATGAAACAAATTTAACAAAATTCCCTACAGGCGGAGTAGGTGATGAAGATGTAGATTGTACTGCTTATGCAGCAGAAATGGAGCTAAAAATATCAATAGCTGAAGCTCTTGCAATGACATAAGGAGATTTTTATGTCTACCTATAAGGGTCACAGAAATTTTAATAAGAAGTATAATTATCAAAAAAATGATATAGCAGCATATAGACGGAAAAGAAGAAATACAGTTGATGCATTTTATAATCCTGCTTCTGGTTTTGGTGGTCAATATGATCCTATTAATAGACTTGTTTATAATGTCGAGACATTATCTAGTATGTCAGATGTTGAAACATTATATAGACAAGATTGGGTTACAAGAAAAATAATTGAGACAATTCCAAATGATGCTACAAGAAAATGGATAGATTTTCAAACAGAAGATAATGATATTGTAAGAGATGTAAATGATAAAATGAAAACATTGAAATGTCAGACAATAATAAAACGGGCAATGATTAATGCTAGGCTTTATGGTGCTGGTATAATAATTATAGGGGCAATAGGGAGTGGTAAACCAGAAACACCATTAGATTATAATAAGATAGATGATATATTATTTTTAAATGTTTTAGATAGATATAGTTTACAAGTTCATAGTTATTATAAAGATGTATTTTCTAATAAATACGGCGAACCAGAATTTTATACTTTAAATACTCAATTTAGATCTGAAAATAATGAATTTAATAGGAAAATACACGAAAGTAGAGTATTAAGATTTGATGGATCATATTTACCGGAAAGAATTAGAATTACTAATAATGGATGGCATGATTCTAAAATAAATTCTATAAATTTGATATTAAAGCAGTTTGGTACATCAATACAGGCTGGTGCTATATTATTTCAAGATTTTATCACAAAGGTATTAAAAATGCCTAATTTATTGGAATTACTTACAACGGATGATGGAAGAAGTAAACTTGATTTGAGAATACAATATGTATTAGCAAATATGAGTTCTATAGGTATAACATTAATAGGAGAAGATGAAGAATATAATAAAATGAACACTCCTATAACTGGATTAGCAGATTTAATGGATAAATATATAGAATTAATATCTGCTGCAAGTGATATTCCTAGATCAAGATTATTTGGACAAGCTTTAGGTACGTTAGCCGGTGCTTCTGAAACTACACGTACATATTATGATTATATTAGGGGTTATCAGATAGATCATATGATGGAACCACTAATTAATTTAATAAAAACATTATTAAGTTCTAAAGGTTGTATAACTAAAGGTAATGAACCAGATAAATGGGGTTTTTATTTTAATAGTTTATGGGATCACACTGATAAAGAAATGACAACTGCAAGAAAAATGCAGATGCAAATTGATGTTGGATATATTGAGAAGAAGGTTATTACACCTGATGAAGTTGCAAAGTGTAGATTTGGACCTGGTGGATATTCATTTGATACAAATATTGATATTAAAAATAGATATGGAAAATTTTGGGTAGAACCAAAAATACAACAACCTATAAATAATATAAAAGAAAATATAAATAACAAAGAAGAATAATTAAAGTAAAATAAGTATAATATCAAATCCCTACTAATTTTTTTTAGTAGGGATTTTTTTTATTTTTAATGTATAATATAAATAGAATTTTTGATTTTTTTTTGACAATATGTTATTTTTAATAAGAAATATTATATAAAATAGTTGGAGGAAATAGAATGCCAATTCCAACACCACAGAAAGGTGAAGATCAAAAAGTTTTCATAAAGAGATGTTTATCAGATGATATTATAAATGCCGAATATGAGGATAATAGTAAGAGGGTTGCAATATGTTATTCTCAATGGAGAAAGAAAAATAAAGATACATTAGATGAAAGTGTTCATAATAGATCTTTTAAAATTAATTTAGATCTTAATAATAATAAAAATTCATTTAGAATAGATAAATCTACTGGATTTTTATATGTTGATGCTGTTTTAACTAGAAGTGGCGTTTTTGACTATTATGATGAGACTGGAAATTTATTAAGGGAATATAGATCTGATAATGAAGTTTTTAATAAAAAGTCATTAGATAGTTTAAAATTAAAGCCTATTACAAATAAACATTCTGGGGGAATGGTTACTGTTGATAATGTTAAAGATTTTCAATTGGGTAGTGTTGGAGATAATATTATAAAAGACAGTGATCTTGTAAGATCAAGAATAGTTGTAACAGATAAAAATAAAATAAAAGAAATTTTAACTAAAAGAGATTTAGGAATAGCAACTGAATTAAGTTGTGGTTATTCTTGTAAATTGATCCAGGAAAATGGTATACATGAAAAAGATGGATATTATACATATGCCCAAAAAGATATAATATATAATCATGTAGGATTATGTGATGAAGGAACTGGAAGGGCTGGTAGAAATGTAAGAATATTAGATACAAATGAATATAAACTTGATACAAAAAATTTTCATTCTTGTAGGTTGGAAGATCCTGGACAATATACTGAATGGGCATATGAATCCGAGGCTGAAAAATCAGGTGGAAAACAAATTGATTTTGTTTATGGTATAAGAATAAAACCTGAAAGGAAATCTGAATTACAAGCCATTAGATACCCTAAGAAGATATGGTCTGCAAATGAGGCAAAAAGTCATTGTAATAAACATAATGGCAGTTTCAAAACTGCCACAGGAAAAAATGATAAAATGGAGGATAGTTTTAAAATGCCTAAGTTTACACGTAAACAAATAAAAACTGCCATGTTTAATATGGATGCGATTGATAGTACAGTTAATGAGGATAGTGTTGCCATCGTTAATACATTAAATACAAAGCTTGATGAAGCTATTGATGTTATTATAGCTCTTGAGAAAAAGAATGATGAATTACATGGAAATGTGGATCAAATGAAGGAAACAATTGATACACAAAAAAATGATATAGCTGAATTATCTAATCCAAACTCAGATAGAGTAATTGCTATGATAAATACCAGAGAAGATGTTAGCAATGTTGCTAATAAGCTTGGAGTTAAGGTTGATGGAAAAGATATAAAAGCTATTAAAGTTGACTGTATAAAAGTTGTATCTGAAAACTTTGATGGAACCGATAAGTCTGAAGATCATATTAATGGTAGATTTGAGATGATTAGAGAGGGCTTAGTCAATAATGATAAAGCTGAGGGCAATGAAAAGTTAGGCGAATTTGTTATTAAAGCAAATGATATGGGTAATAAGCCAGTAAATCACAGAGAAAACTTTATCCAGAAAACGAAAGATATTATTAAAAATTAAGAAAATTTTTAAATTATATAAAAGGAGACTTTATTATGCAAACTAGTGTAAGTGATAGCTTAACAAAAGGCTTACCTGGACAATTAGCCGATATAGCAAATAATGAGATAGTTTGTGCTGCAAATTATTCTAAGCAATTATTTAAAGTTACGATAAGCGCAGATGATACTACAACCGTTGTAACTATCAATGGAACTGCTTTTACGTTTACTGAAACGGGAGCTTCAGAACCTAAGGCATATATAGCAGAATATCTTGCTGGATTAGTAAATGCGTCCGCTGAACCAGTTACAGCATATTATACAGCTACAAATGATTATTTTACTGTTGAATCTGATACACCAGGTACAGTAATGACGGTAGTTGGTACTACAAGTTGTGTTGCTTTGGAATTAATAGGAAATGCTGCTGATATAGATTTTGGTTTACTTGTTATTAGAGATATAATGAATGAGAATAAAGCCAGGGTTCCTATAGTAGCCACAGATATTACGACTTCTGGTAATGTTCTTGGTATTACTGTTAATACACAGGCAGTAGAAAATAATTATCAATCATCTGGTAGTCCTGGGTATGCTTTAGATTCTCCTATGAGTATTATGAGAAAAGGTAGAATATATGTTGAAGTTGAGGATGCAGTTGTTCAAGGTGGTGTTGTGTATGTTAGATTTAGTGCAAGTGGAACAGAAAAACTTGGTGCTTTTAGAAGTGATGCCGATACAGCGGATGCAGCTATTTTACCTAATGCAATATTTGAAATAAGTGCCGGTGCTGGTGAGATTACAATTGTATCGATCAATTTTCCGTAATAATTGATAAAATTTATGTAATATAAGGAGAATAAATAAAATGCCTATTAAATTAGATTCAGTAAGACATAGATTAGATGCTAATGAAAATATCAT